ACTTCTACAAAAACACTAAAGATGGATTTGTAACTAAAGATGGTTATGCTGCTATTCCACTTACAGGTCGCAAATCTTTAGTTATCTGCTATAATGGACAGATACTGAAGACGTGTCAGAATGAAAAGTCTGCACGTAACTTTATTAAAAAACATAGCACACAATCAAGAAAGGGTACTGTTTTTGTAAAATGAAATCAAAATTTATCTACATTACGCCCATTAGTCCGAATGCCCGTATCTTTTTTGAAATGGACATGAATCATCTTCATGCTTGTAGAATCCAGGGTGAAGACACTAATGAATATCATGTCGAATCTATCACTAAACATAAGTTTAGTGTTAATAAACATAATGATTTTAATTGGAGGGTTGAAAAATGATGAATGCCGATCCACATCCTGATACTTTGGTAAGTATCACTTGTGATAAGGAAGGTCTAAAGACTATGATTCAGGCAGCGATTGCCGCAATCAGAAGCACTGATCAGTGGAATTATGGCGATGAGTATGACATTGATGTCACACCATATCATGATATGAGAGACTCTCTAATTGAGAAGTATAAATCAGTATACGGAGATGAAGAATTTCTTGTGTAATGGTAGAAGAGTTTTTTACAACTGATGATCTTGTTGAATATATGACCTTACTTTTAAAGGTCTCTTTAGTAAGACCAGAAATATGTAAGGACTACAAAAACAGTTCTTTAAGTGAATCATGTTTTGCCACATTAAATCTTCTTGATTTTTATCGCAGTGATAAGTTTTATAACTATATTGGCAAACTTAAAGAAAATGTTGAATTGTCTGTTGAATGTAAGTTGGAATATTATTACTTACATATGGTAGACTATTCTAATGGTGGGATTATGACTCCACATAAACATGATCATAACGAAGATTTTAGTTTTATTCTTTATTTGAATGACTGTAATGATGGACACACTATCTTAAAGTTATCTGAACCTTGTAGGGTAAAACCAGACAAAGGTAAAGTGTTATTATTTTCTTCTGATATTATTCATGAATCAGAATATTCGCGATCAAAAAAAGTTTTGGTTGGTGGGTTAAAACGCATAAAGGAGCAGCATGGACAGTAAACATCAAAAACGTAAGGATGCCTTTTTTATTTTTTATGAGAGTGTATTGAAACCAGACCATGAACTACGCCAAAATGCACATGATCAGCATTGTTATCATGAATTGTTAGAATGGAGATCCGAAATTATCGAATACCTTGATCATCGTCGTAATGAAGAATTTTATTCCAAATAAACACGCTCATCCTGAAGAGGGATACGTTCCCTATGATACCAAACACTTCATCAAGGATTGGGTCATACCATTTTTGCATCTATCCATAACCAATTGGGAATTAAAGAGAGAGAAACTGTTAGATGTTTTTGAACAACACTGTGAGGATAGGATAGAAAATATTGGTGAACAATGGACTGATTACCATAAAGATTCACGATATCATTATTTGATTGAAAATATCTTATTTGAAGATATAGATTTAGCAATAAAGGAATTGGGGTTTAAAGGTAAAACGCCTAGAGTTGATACTGCATGGTATCAGATTTATAACGTAGGTCAGCATCATGCGGTTCATAATCATGGATTTGGTGGTATAAGTTTTGTTGTTTTTGTGGATTATGATTCAAAAAAACATTTACCTACAACTTTTGTAGCACCATTCACTAGTATGTCGGATGGAAATGTTCTTGAGTATGAACCAGAGGGGGTAAAAGAAGGATCAATGATTTTATTTCCTTCTGCTCTTATGCATTATGCTCCAACAAATCAAAACGAAGAGGACAGAATAGTCCTTGCAGGTAATATTAGATTATGAATCTTAGTAAACAACAAGAAGATTATATTCAAAGACTTGCAGATCGTCTTGGGGTTGATCCAGAAACCCGTCTTGATGAGATAATTAGTGATGAATACATGAGGACATTCCGACCAGCAGAGACTGGAACAGAATGTCCGACTGTAGATCATATTGAGGATGATTATTATAAGGATAAAAGAGATTATGAAACGTTCTCTTTTATGGGGAATACAATTTACAGAGCTTACAATATATTCACACCTCATGTTCTAAATGAATTGGAAGAGGAGATTGATGATGAACTTAGATCTCCAAATAAATGGGATAGAAGTGTTGAGGTAACTAAAGGACTATCTGCCAGAAAATTGAAGTACAGGATTAGTTGGTTTATATTTTTTAGTGAAATAAAAAAACATCTTTACAGATATGCAAAGTTGACAAATAATAAAAAGATTCTTGATTATAAGATTGCATCTTACTGGGCAAAAAGGATGAAGGGAAATACTGAAGAAGATTATGATCAAGAATTGTATATAAATTATAGGAACACCCATAAGCATGATGACTTTGACCTTGGAATGATTTTTTATCTCAATAATCCTTCCAGGATATATGGTACTCTTATTGAGAATGATAATAAAGAGATTATTCTACCTGGAGATACTAATTCCTTGTTGATACATCATTCTGATATTAATCATTCTCCTGTTATGCCACAACCAATTGTTGCTAACAAGGCACATAGATGTGTGATTGTAATCGATTTTAAACATGAGTCTAAATTATGAACTCCAGCGAACGTATTAAATACTTTAGTATAGTAAACAAAATCAACAGGGGTGAGTTTGATAAACTTACAGAGGATGAGATGCTGCTCTTACAGAGAGAACCTTTATTCTTGACGACTATGAAAAAATCTAGAGAAAAGAAGGATTTACTTCGTAAAAGCAATCAACATCATGGTACTATAGAAGAAATACTATTTGAACTTGACTTGTCAAAGACCCTGTATAAGTGATAAAATGTACTTAAATCAGTAACTTGTATGGAGCATTTAAAAATTCAACCACACCAAACGGTTCTGGTTTTGAATTCAAGTTATGAACCAATTAACTTTACTAATTGGAAGAGAGCAATAGTTCTTGTTCTAAAAGAGAAAGTTCAAGTTTTATCAGGTAGAGTAGTAAGACTCCTTAACTACATAAAAATTCCTATTAGGAGTTTTATGGCAAATCGCCCGACACGTAGTATGATATACAAGAGAGATAGAAATTCTTGTCAGTATTGTGGAGTGACAACCAGACTTACTATAGATCATGTAATTCCTCGTAGTAAAGGTGGAGAAGATACATGGGATAACCTAGTAGTTGCATGTTCTTCTTGCAATGTCAAGAAGAGTGATAAAATGCTTGAACAAACAAACCTTAAATTGAGGAAAATGCCCAGAGCACCATACAGCACAGTTGCTATTGATTTAGCAGAATCAAGTGTTGATGAGTGGAGAGAGTATAGTTACGTCTAGGAGTTATTATGTTTTATCGTAAATTAAATAAGCAATTTGTCATTGATCACTATCAAAAAACTGGTAGTAAGATTGAGTATGGGATTGATACCCCGATGGGTTTTATGGGAATTAAGTATTCCTATATCATGACCCCCAATGATGAGGAGTTATATCGTGTGGTCCCTAATCGTGATCGGGATAATTGTACATTATCCGTAATGGAGTTGAATTATCAAATTCCTCCACACACTGATAGTGACATTGAAGCAATCATTAATTTTTACATTAGAACTGATAGATGTATCACTCAGTTTTACTATCCAAGCACTAATCCCCAAGCAATTGCTGAAGGTGTATCTACCCAGACAGATGGAGCAGTGTTTCATGAAGGACATTTGAAGAAGTCTGTTAGATTCATGGCACATCCTGGTGATGCATATTTGCTTGATGTATCAAAACCACATTCAGTTATGCCTACAGAACCTGGATTAACTGATCGTCGTTGCATTTGTATGCAACTTCTATATAAATCATTTGATGAAGCAGTAGAGATGTTACAGGAGACGGGATATCTTGATTGAAGTATTTGACGATTATTTGGGTCCAGAAGAACATGATCGTTTGTGTAGTTACTTTATGGGCAACTATGACAAAGGAGATATCGCTAATTCATGCTGTTGGATATTTAATGGTGGAGTTAGTCACCCAAATGATGGTCACTTTCAACACATCCATCAGTTGTTTTCGGACCATCAAATCATTAGTCCTGCATGGTCATTGGTAAGACCAATTATTGATAAGGAAGAAGCAATTGCTATTGCTAGGGTAAAGGCAAACATGCTTGTTAGAACACCTGAAGTAGTAGTCTTTGATAACTGTTTTCATTGTGATTATGACTGCTCAATGTCACATATGAATACTGCAATCTATTATATCAATACTAATAATGGATTTACTTTGTTTGAAGATGGAACAAAAGTTGAGAGTGTAACTAATCGGTTAGTAAGATTTCCATCAAATTTGAAGCATACTGGATCTACATGTAGTGATGCTGATCGTAGGATTTTGATCAATTTTAACTACTTTACTGAGAGATGTTTACTACAAAACAATTAGAGTTTCATATAACCCATACATGTAACTTTAGTTGTCAGGGTTGCTCACACTATTCTAATCATGGTCATTTGGGGACAGTATCAGTGGATATTGCTAGAGAATGGCTATATAATTGGAGCAGAAGAATTAAACCAAAAAAATTTGTAATACTTGGTGGAGAACCAACATTACATAAAGATTTAGTTGATATGGTGTATATGATTAGGTTGATGTATCCTGATCCATATACCAATATTGATTTAGTATCAAATGCAAGTTTTTTGCACAATCATCCACAACTTCCTACAGCTTTAAAGGCAACAAGTACAACCTTAGCAATATCGATACATAGCACAAAACATAAAGATTACGCTAGGAAGTTTAAAAGAGGATATCAATTAGCAAAATCATGGAGACATGATCTTGGTGTTACAGTAGAGTTCTGGGACTTTACAAATCAGCACTGGGTTCCACAGTACATGGGATTTGGTAATAATATGCTACCATTTGAGGACAATAATCCTAGAGAGAGTTGGAATAAATGCATATCAAAGGATGCCTTACAATTACATGAGAATAAACTTTGGAAGTGTCCCCCTTTGGCATATCTTCCAATGCAGAAGAAAAAGTATGATTTGAGTTCTAAATGGGATTCTTACCTAAAATACAAACCACTAGAACTTGATTGTACTGATGAGCAACTTGAAGAATTTTTATCAAGAGAGGAAGAGTCTTATTGTTCAATGTGTCCCGCAAATCAAGAACCAGTTGTAAAGGAAGACCCTACATTACCAGTTAGTTATTGGGAGAAAAAGTATGATCACATGGGGAATATCATCGGATAGTCACAACGCCGCACTTGCTGTGTTTTGTAACAATTCTTTGGTGTTTGCTAGTGAGAGTGAACGATTTAGTAGGATAAAGAACGATCCTAATATTAACGAGCATTTAATAACACATGCTTTGATGTATGGAGAACCTGATCTTATTTGCTGGTATGAGAAACCTATGAAGAAAAAGATCAGGCAGTTAAGGTCTGGTCAAGGTTTAGGAATTAAGAATTTTACAAGATATTATAATTGTAAACATAAGTTTTTTGATCATCACTATTCTCATGCTTGTGCTGGATACTTTACGAGCAAATATAAAAAATGTGCTGTTTTAGTTATTGATGCGATTGGTGAGACTACCACCATGAGTATTTGGGCAGCAGCAGGTGATAGGTTGGAGTTGAAGTATAAATTAGATTATCCTAATAGTATTGGTTTATGGTATTCTGCCATGACACAGAGGATAGGATTGAAACCAAATGAAGATGAATATGTTCTCATGGCACTATCTTCTTATGGTGATAGGACGAAACTTACAAGAAAAGTGTTGGAGGAACTTATTGGTATTGACTTTAAAGCAAAACGTAATCTACATAGAGGTTGCTTAGATTGGGCACCAGGAGAATCTGATGAAGATATCGCTGCAGCAACTCAACATGTATATGAAGTTCTATTCATGTCAGCATTAAAAAAGGCAAAAGATTTGGTAGGTAGTACAAAGTTGGTATTGTCTGGGGGATGTGCTCTAAATTGTGTGGCAAATAGACATGCATATGATTACTTTAATGATGTTTGGATAATGCCTGCTCCAGGAGATTCTGGATCTGCTATTGGCGCTGTATTGGCACATACTCAGAAGAAGATAGATTTTTCTCCATATTTGGGATATAAAATTCACCAGATTGATAAGAATCAATCTATTGTTGAACATTTAAAAAATCATCATGTGTGTGGATTGGCAAGAGGTCGAGCAGAATTTGGACCAAGAGCACTTGGTGCTCGGAGTTTGATTGCTGATCCAATGCATCTTGGAATAAAAGATATTGTTAATGGTGTAAAACAAAGACAATCTTACAGACCATTTTCTCCAATGGTTCCAATAGAGTATGCTTCTAAGTATTTTGATATGCATCAAGATTTGGTAGAGAGTCCATTCATGCAATACGCTGTTACATGTAAGGAACCTGAGTTGCTACATGGTGTTGTGCATATTGATAATAGGAGTAGAGTTCAAACTGTCAGGAAATGTGATGCACCTAGACTTCATGATTTGTTGATGAGATGGAAAAGTGTTAGTGGTCATCCTGTTCTTTTAAATACTAGTTTGAATATCAAGGGACAACCAATTCTTAACAATGAATATGATGTTAAATTGTGGTCACAAAAACATGGGGTAAAAGTTTTCTCATGAATTTTTTAGAACTGGAGGACAAACCTTCTGGTCCATTCATGGATCAAGATACAAAACATTTATACCAAAAGAATTTAAGGACACAACCATCTGATTGGAAATATAGGGAAAAAATAGTACAATATACACTGAATTCTCATAATTATAGGACCAAGGAGTTTAATACTATACCTTGGGCAGAGTCTGTGGTTATATTTGGTTGTTCATATGTGTTTGGGATTGGTGCTTCTCTTGATGAGACCATAGCAGCACAATTAAGTTCTATGATAAAGAGACCAGTAGTAAATATGGGAGCACCTGGATCAAGTGCCACGTTCTCTTTATATAATTCTTCTATATTAAAAAAGCAATACCCTAAACCAGCAGGTATAGTTTTTGGTTGGACATCTGCTGCAAGATGTACATTGTTTTTGTCAGATAGTACAGTGCATTGTGGATCTTGGTTGGAAGATGTTAGTGGTTTAGGAAAAGCATGGAGAAGATTTGATAGTAATGCATATACCCATTTAAATTTTACAAGACAATGTGCCCAGCAAATGTGGGATGGTGTTCCATATGCAGATTTTACATTATTTCCATCAAATCGATTCATGGATGATTGTCCTTATATAAAACAAATTGATTATGGTAGGGATTGCTGTCATCCTGGCATAGAGACTAATAAAAAATCTGCGTATGCCATTGCAGAACAACTAAACCTATGATACAATATGCTTAGTCTATCTAAAATATATGGCTGAACGAACGTACACTAGGACTGATAGTAAAGGTCGCGAAGAAGTGTGGTCTTGGGATGAAACTCCTGAGGTTGTGGCAGCACTTAAAGAACTACATGAAACTGTGAGGAGGAATAATGAAGCTCTTAACTCTTGATGATTATCAAAGAGCAGGCGAAACCTTTTGGCCAAAGTACTGGTATGTCGCTAAAGAACTTGGTGAAGGTGCTAAGACTGAAGACATTCTTAAATGTATGGAGGCAGTCGGTGGTCTTGCATTGAAGGTAGCACTAGAAGAAAAATCAGCGGGTCCATTTGGATTCAACAAAAAGGATGAAGGCAATGGATCACCAGACGAAGAAGGCAACACTAGCAACATCTTTAGGATCTAATCCTACTATTGAAAAGAATATTCCTGAAGATGTAGTTTGGATTGACGATATCTTCTATGTCAAAGCAACTCGTTTTGGTTTGTATACCAGTGTATTGAAGGAACCCCTTGGCGCTAACTTTCTTACTGGTCCTACTGAAGAAGGAGTTGCTACTATGACTAGATGGCATCTTAAGTGTTTGCAAGATGGAACACTTGATGATTACACTTACGTTACTTCTGTTTCTATGGGGGTTAAATTGTGAGGAAACTAATCAATAAGATTAGGGACTATATACAAAGAATCAAAAGTAAAAATCGTGATCCATTTATTTACAAATGACGCAGTATGATTTTGAATTTACCTCCCTTGATGAGCGTATTACTAAATTGGAGTCTCGTGTGCGAGAACTCGAAAAAATGATTGACAAAAAGCAATCACCACAATATGATCTTGACAACTACACACTCGGAGACAAATGAGGATCTTTCTTGACACTGCAGATACTGAAGAAGTACGGAAGTATTTTCAGACAGGACTTGTTGATGGTGTGACTACAAACCCATCTTTGATTCGTAAGAGTGGACGTAATCCTGAGGATGTGTATCAGGAATTGATTGATATTGGTGTGCGCGATATTAGCATGGAAGTCGTTGGTGACTCCACTGTAATGTATGAGGAGGGACTTCGCCTTGCTGAGAAGTTTGGTGAGTCTGCAACCATTAAAGTTCCTTGCACTCCTGATGGTTTGCAAGTTTGTCGTCATCTATCCGTAGGGAATGATATCAAGACCAATGTAACTTTGGTATTCTCTGTTGCACAAGCAGTGATGGCAATGAAGTCAGGTGCAACATATATCTCTCCTTTTGTTGGTCGATGTAATGATAACTCTTTTAGTGGAGTTGAATTAGTTCGTGCTATTGCTACTTGTAGATCTGTTCATGGTAAGAAGACTCAAGTGTTAGCAGCATCTCTTCGTGACGCACATCATGTATCACGATGCTTCATGTATGGCGCTGATGTTGTCACCATGCCATCTAAAGTGTTCAATGCAATGTATGATAGCGTCTTGACTCGTGAGGGACTTGCTATTTTCCAGAGTGATTATGAAGCATCTCTTGAGGCATTAAATAATGTATGAAGACCTAAATTGTTTTGAGGAGGCACTTAAACACTTCGGAACTAGAGTTGAACTAACAATCGCTCTGGAGATGGGAAGAAAACTATCTGCCGAAGATGCCTACAAAACTATTAAGGATGAGCTGAAGGTGCTTAAAGAGTGCCGTAAACAATTCAAAAAAGATAAGGAGTGCTAAACCATGTCACAACCCAAACAAAGAGATCCATCCGATCCACTTTATGATCCTAATGATAAGTGGAATGAGTACAAGGTAGATCTACACTGTAATGAAGAACACTCACCTGATGAGTGGGATCCTAATACAGAAGGTAAGATTGCTAATCCAGAGAATCGTCACCAAGATAAGGTGCTAGATAAATTCTGTGATGACCATCCTGGTTCTCCCATGTGTAAAGTATTTGATGATTGAACAATGACTGCTAAAATCTATGAGTCCCCTGACGGTGGCAAAACAGTTTATGAACGTGAAATTGGTAGTGATGAACCAAGGCGTCAGATCTACCCTGATATTATGAATCAGATTCAAGCAACATCCCCATATAATGATGGATGGACGCAACAATTTTACAGGGAACAGTGGCCTCCATATGTTCCTGAGGGTTTTAAAGATAAATATGATAGTTATCAAGAAGTCCTAGCAGATGGTTGGGAATTTACTGGTGACGGATTCTGGATTAAATGTAGTTGATAAATAAGTAAATAAAGGAAGTATGTTTGTAAAATGGCAGCAATATTAACCGCCACTGGTATTGAATTTAATGATGGTACATCCTTAACGTCAAAATATTCTGTTTTGGCGCAAAATTCGGTTGCGGTATTTTATCAATCTTCCGCTCCTACTGGATGGACACAAGTTACTGCACATAATGATAAAGCACTCCGATTAGTTAATGGAACTGGTGGTGGGTTTGGTTATGGTGCAACAGCAGGAGCAGGTGGTAATACCTTTAGCCAGACATTCCCATCAAGCACGTCAAGTTTGACTGTTAATTATGCTTCAACAGTACCTGTAACAGGAACTGTTGGTGGTCACTCTCTAGCAGTATCTGAAATTCCAGATCACACTCATAGTTCTGGAGTTGGTGGAGGAGCTGTTGCTTCAAGTGGCGGCAGCACATTTAGAGTTCCTGGTACTAATCAGTCTGGTGGTGTTGTATCACCTCAAGGTATTGGTCAAGCTCACGCACACCCTTGGAGTGGTACTATAGCATTTAACGTGAATGGATCTGGTTCTCTTGACATGAGACTTCAATATATTGATGTAATCGTCTGCAGATTTAGTTGATATGGCAAGATTAACCGCTAATGGAATACAGTTTAATCTTTTAGACGCTAATGATAGCATCACTAGTTTTTATTGGATTTATCCAGCAGGAACTAAAAAACTATTCTACCAATCAACAGCACCAACTGGTTGGACCCAAGATGCTTCGCAAGGTAATAAAGCACTAAGGGTTGTTAATGGGACTGGTGGTGGAAGTGGTAATACCTCAAATTGGACAACAGTATTACAAGCATCCAATACCATAAGTGTTGGTATTACTGGAACATTTCCTATCACTGCATCACTTGGTGGACATACTTTATCATTAACACAATTAGCAAACCACACACATACTTTACTTGTTGGACCAGCAGCTGGCGCGGTTGCTACACCTTTTAGTAATTCTGGAACAACATTTGCTACAAATGGATCTGTTGCAACAGGTGGCGCAGGCGGTGGTCAAGCACACACACACCCATTCTCAGGATCTGCAACAATTAACGAGACTGCAAATTTGAGTGTAACTATGGAGGTTCAATATGTTGACGTTATACTGTGCTCTTTGAACTAAATATGGTATAATTATTTTACATTGGAGATATTATGGCAAAACTGGAGGTTGGCAAATTTTGTCCTTTAATTGGTAAAGATTGTCTTGGTCTTGAATGTTCTTGGTATACTCAAATTCGGGGCATGAATCCTCAGACAGGAGAGCCAGTTGATGAATGGGGTTGTGCAGTCACCTGGATGCCAATGTTACTAATTGAAAATTCAAATCAACAACGTTCTACTAGTGCTGGCGTAGAATCTTTTAGGAATGAGATGGTGAAATCAAATGAGACTAACATTAGTGTGTTATCCTCTGCAGCACAAATGCTACATCAAGCAAGAAACTCAACAGTAATTCCAGCACAAATAAAAGAGGTTGACGAATGAATGTAACTAAATTTACTCTTATTGAAGCAGATAAGTATATTTCAGTAAATGGTCAAGGCATCTGGTTTACTGATGAAGATTGGCCATTTGCTGATATTGAGCATCTTTGGGCAATTCAATGGAAGGATGATGGAACTCCTGAAGGAACAGGTGAGATTGAATATGACTCATCAGATAGACTAAATGACACTGCTTGTAGAAATCACATTGATAAGTATGTGAAGCATTGGCAGGATAAATTTGAGACTGCTGAAGCAGAGAGAATTGCTAAAGAGAAGCAATTGGAGAAGGATGCATTCTCTTGGGCAGAAGCAATGCAAGAATTAGAAACTCAAATGGATGAGATGCAGCAGCGTCACCAAGAGACTTTAGATGCAGTAAATTGGGAAGATCAACAAGTACAGAAGAGACTGCAAGATCAGATGGATGAGATGCAGCAAAGACATGAGGAGAATCTTTCTGAATTGGAGCGTGATCGTGAGATTACAATGGCAGAAGTTGATGAAATAAGGATGCTTAATGATGTCAATCTATCTGAAGTTGAATCTGACTATCAAAAAGATCTGGCCAATATGGCAGAAGATCATGAAGTTCAAATGGAGAATGTACAGAAAACAATTGAAGAAACCCATAATCAATTCTTCTATGCTCAAGACTCTGTAGAGAATTCTCTTGGTGAATTATCTAAAGAAGGTGCATTTGACCAACAAGAATTTCAGAATGTAACAGTATTTGACTCTAATCTTGATGGTAGTTTGTTTGATGATGCTGTCATTGAAGAAGTAGAAGGTGAAAGTATAGAATCTATTGGTGCTGCTCTTGAAGGTGACGTTGATAACATTCTTGATGTAGAAGAGGATGTTGATGTTGATAGCGAAGATTTTGCTAAGTCTCAATTAGAAGTAGACTTGTCTATTTTAGATAATGAGTTTAATTTAGAGATGATGTTTGATGATACACCAGATGAGCAAATTGTGGACGAAATTGAGAAGTTAATTGATGGCACCGACGATAGTCCAGAAGTACCTGATGCTAGTGTGCCTGACAAATGAATGAACAATTGATCAAGAACAACTATTTGGTTGTTCCTAACTTTATATCATCATCCAGAACAAAAGAATTATCACAAAGTTATAATGAGTATGTAACAACCCATGAGATGGGTGAAGACCCACAGGTCCCTGGTTGTTTTACTGCAAAGATGGATTATATACCATTTTTGGAGTTACTTATTGAAAAATCAATGACTGTTACGCAGTTGGTAGGAGAGACAGTCCTACCAACTTATTCTTATGCAAGGATATATGGTCATGGTGATGCATTAAAAGATCATACGGATAAACCAGAGTGTGAGATATCATTAACTATCAATCTTGATTGTGATGAGATCTGGGATATTCATATAACCAGACCAGATGGCACAATAAAAAATGTGTCACTAGAACCTGGTGATGCTATGATATATCTTGGATGTAGTGCTTCTCATGGTAGAGAACCATTTATGGGTAATTACTGCACTCAAGTGTTTTTGCACTATGTTAGAAGTAATGGAGTGCATTTTGAGAGTTACTTCAATAAAAATCATCGTTATGTTAATGATCCTGTGAAGGTAAAAGAAGAACCCAAACCACCTGTTGTCTCAAATAATGCTTTAGCAGAGTATATCAAGGTCTATGATAATATACTCACTCCTGCAGATTGTGAGATTATAATGCAGGAATATGCAGAGTGTGATTTATGGAAATCTGCATCAGTAAGTGCGGATAGTGTCGAAAATCGTCAAGTTAGGAATTGTGACACCATTGGTGTATCATTACCAGACTTACTAACAACAGAGACTAGACGTACTATTGATAGGATATTCTTTAAATCTTGTTGTTTAGTCGCCCAAAAGTATATGGGTGACTTCCCACATTGTGTAGTAAAAGAAGACACTGGATACGATTTGCTCAGATATACGACTGGAGGGTTTTATTCTGAGCACTGTGACAGTTTTAAAGAGATGATGAGATCAGTCTCAGTAATCTATGCTTTAAATGATAACTATAAGGGTGGCAACGTTGCATTCTTTAATGGTGAGATTGAGATTGCAATACCTGCAGGTAGCGTAATTGTCTTCCCATCAAACTTTATGTACCCTCATCAAGTTCTACCAGTTCTTGAGGGTACTAGGTATTCCATGGTGACATGGTTAAAATAATA